CTATTACATTACAAGTATTAACTACAATACCTTCTACAAATACAACACAACATACATTTGTATCTGCTAATCCTAATTGTATAATCTCAGGTGGAAATTACACTCACGCATTCCAAACAAACCAATCTGTTGCTGTAGATTGCCTTAAGAAAGCAAATAATACAGTACAAATAGCAAATAATTCATTGACATTTAAGTGCTCTAGAGATAATTATCTCAGTGATCACACATATCCACGTTCTACCGACTTAGCATCTGGAAATCAGTTAGGTATAGATGCAATTTCAAGTAATTTAATTCGGGTTAATGTTGGTGCTGGTGGTGGAGGTGGAACTGGTGCAAAGGTAACTGCTAAAGTTGCAACTAATGTTCATAAATTTGTAACTGCAACTGCAGGTGCTGCATTTACTGGATCTACACAGAAAAATGTTACTGATGCTGATTATAATCCAGCAACAGGATGGATGCAGGTAACAAGTGCTTCACACGGTTTTGTTGGATGCTCCACTATTACACCAACAAATGCTTCTTATGCAAAAACAACTGGTGTTTTAACTCTTACTAAGAATGGACATGGATTTAATGTTGGAGACTATATTTTAATTGAAGATAACTCACTAACATTTACTTGCACTAAAGATGGAAATGTTTCCGAACATCCTTATCCAAGATCAACAGATTATGCTAGTGGTAAGTGGTTACAGATTACTAATAAAACTGTAAATACATTTAAAGTTAATGTTAATCCCAATCCATCTTCAGAACAATATGATCATACATTTGTTCCAGCAAGAACAATTAATGGATGTATTTTAAAATCAAATCAACTTATTGAAATAGCAACAAATTCTCTAACATTTACTTGTGAGAATGATCAACATCAAACATTACATAGTTATCCTCGTGTAACTGATCCAATTTACAATGCTGGAGTTCCTGTAGGTAAAACTGCTACTAATTGGTTTAGAATAAATGTTGGAAAATCACCTGCTGGAACTGGTGGTGCTCTAGATCTTAAGATAAATGAGGTTGGTGGTCATTATGTTAATCCAGTTATTGAAATTCCTAGCCCAAGTTATGATGATGTTCCAGTTGAAGGTATTTCTAGGTTGGGAACAGGATTAACAAAAACAACTGGTAGTAACTTATTAGTAGATTTGGAAGTAGGTGCTGCTAAGACTTCAGTTGGTATTGGGTCAACATTCTTTGAAATATCCAATTTCCAAGTTTCTAGACATGGACATTCCTTCAAGATTGGTGATAAAATTAGACCAGTAGGATTAGTTCATGATAAGAGATTACAGAAACCAATTCAAGAATTTGAATTAGAAGTTAATTCAATATTTAATGATTACTTTGCTGCTTGGCAATTTGGTGAGATAGATTTTATTGATAGTATTAAGAGTTATCAGGATGGTACTAGAACTAGATTCCCTCTATTCTTTAATGGTCAATTGTTAAGTTTCATGACTGATCCTGGAGATACAGTATCGGAACAAATTGATTTAGATGCAGTTCTATTAATATTCATAAATGGAGTTTTACAAACACCTAAAGTTGCGTATCAATTTAATGGAGGAACAACATTTAAATTTACTGAACCACCTGATGCTTCAGATAATGTTGATATATTCTTCTATATTGGTGATAGAAACGTTGATGTTGAGATTGTTGATATACAAGAATCTCTTAAAGTTGGTGATGATTTAAGGGTTTATAAATCTCCATTATTTAAAGATAGTATTACTCAAGATAGTGAAAGAGTTATAAAATCAATTCAGGGTTCTGATATTGTTGAAACCAATGTTTATACTGGAACAGGTATTAATGAAAATGATGATAAACCATTAAGATGGACAAAACAGAAAGAAGATTTATCCATTAAAGGTGATATTATTTCAAAATCTAGATCTTCTATTGAACCTCAGATATATCCAACCGCAAGGGTTATTGGTGATGTAAATACCACAACTGGTGTTGGTGTTAATGGTGGTATATTTGTTGATGATGCAGAATCATTCTATTATGAAGATTTGGCAAATCCAGCATTAGAAGGTGGTGACAGATACAATGTAACAATTAATTCGGTTGATACATTACTAATCTCTGGTGCACCTAAATCTACTGCTTCTATTAATGCTGTGGTATCTGCTGCAGGAACAGTACAAACATTGACTATAGTTGATGGTGGTAGTGGATATACTCTCGCACCTACAATTTCAATCGGTGCTCCAATCGGTGTTGGTGTTGGTACTGAAACTAGAGATCAGTTTGCTGTAGTTGGAGTTTCAACTTTTGCAACCGCAACTTGCAGTATAACCGCAGGAACTGTTACTTCTGTTAGTATAACAAATGAAGGTTTAGGTTATAGTCAATCCAATCCACCTAAAGTATCTCTTAATAATCCATCATTTAAGAATGAAAGAATACTTTCTGCAAGTAATGTTGAAGGATATACTGGAGTTATTACTAGTATAAAACAAGTATCTGGTATTGATGGGCATTCAAGAGCACTTGAATTTGGTTTTGTTGCTGATAAAGAAGCAGATAAATTAAAAGTTGGATATCCAATTTTAATTTCTAATACTAAGGTTTCATCAGCAATTACTTCTGTTGAATATACTGATAATGATGTAGTTTCAATTGGATCAACTTTCTTAGATAACATCTATAAAGTTCATGCAATATGGACAAGTGGACAGGCAGGAATAATTACTTGTAATGTATTAAGTAGTTCTAACATTGTTGGATTATTAACAACTGGATATTATAATCCAGCAGGTGCAGGTGGTGTAGGATTTACTACATCTCTTGGAAGAATTACTTGGGGTAGAATATTTGATGCTTCTAGATCAGATTCTCCAATTTCTATTGGTGTAACTGGACTAACTGTTGATTCTGGATTAAGTACATTCCCAACAATTCAAAGAAGAAATTACACTCAGACCTCAATAAAAGGATTGAGATCTACAGGTGCAATTAGAGCATTTGGTATAACAAATTAAAAAACCAAATAAAACCACTATAAATAGAGAAAAAAAGTTAAATTACAATGTCCGCAATTGTTACTGATCAATTTAGAATCCTGAATGCAAGTAATTTTGTAGAGTCAGTTGAATCTGATAACAATTCATATTATGCATTTATTGGTTTACCAAACCCTGCAGGAACTACTGGTCTTGTTGGTTATGGTAGATCTGCAAATTGGACTGCTAAAACGCCTGACCCAGAAGATAATTATTCATATTTGTCACATGTTAGTGACACTATGATGTTTGGTAAAAAGATAGGTTCAGCGAATATTAGAAGAGTTATTAGAAAAGTAGAATGGACTGCAGGAAATAGATATGAAATTTATAGAGATGATTATTCTATTACTAATAAAAGTCCAATAACACAATCTACTAGATTGTATAGTGCTAATTATTATGTAATTACCTCAGAATTTAAGGTTTACGTTTGTATTAGTAATGGTGGTTATGGATCTGATACTACTACTGCTAGAGGAAATCCATCGCAAGATGAACCAACATTTACTGATTTAGAACCTTCTAGAGCTGGTACTAGTGGTGATGGTTATATTTGGAAGTATTTGTTTACAGTATCTCCTACCGATATTATAAAATTTGATTCAACTGAATATATAACAGTTCCTAATAATTGGGCAACAAGTACCGATTCTCAAATTAGATCTGTTAGAGAAAATGGAGATTCTTCTGTAAATGAGAATCAGATTAAACATATCTATATTGAAAAAGCGGGTAAGGGATATTCTGATGGATTGGGACAAGATATTCCAATTATAGGTGATGGTACTGGTGCAAGGGCTAGAGTTGATGTAGTTAATGGTGTAATTACCAATGTTACTGTAAGTTCTGGTGGTAAAGGTTATTCATATGCTCTTGTTGATTTGGGTACATTAAGTAGTAATGTTGCTTCAACAGATAGGGCAAAACTTGTACCTATAATTCCACCATCACTTGGACATGGGTATGATCTTTATACTGAGTTAGGAACTGATAAGGTTTTGATTTATGCTAGATTTGATGATTCTACAAAAGATTTCCCAACAGATACTAAGTTTGCCCAAGTAGGTATTGTAAAAAATCCTACTAAGGTTGGAACTTCTGTTACATTTACTGATAATAGTTATTCTTCATTACAAGCATTTTTATTTTCTGAGGTAACAGGAACACCAGTAGTTGGTGAAAAAATCACACAAACTCTGACTGTTTCACCAAATATTGGAAAGATTGCTACAGGATATGTTGCATCTTATGATAAAGATACTCAAGTTTTGAAGTATTTTAGAGATAGATCTTTAAATTATACTACAACAAGAGATCAAACTGATTATACTGGTATATCAACTCAAGGTCGGATATATCAATTTGAAACTGGTACTTCATCCAATCAAGTTAAAGGTGGTGCGTTTGAAGGAACAGTTAATAGTAATTTTACTGGAATAAGCACAAATCCATCTGGAACTAAGTTAATTAATTTAGCAGTTTCTTTCTCAGCAGGGTTATCTAATTCTGAGATAAATAAAGGATCAGGGGAAGTTGTTTATCTAGATAACAGACCTTTGATCGCCCGTAATGAGCGTCAAAAAGAAGACATTAAAATCATCCTGGAATTCTAAAGAAAATGCCACAAAAGACTAACTTAAATATAAGTCCTTATTATGATGATTTTGATAAGGCAGATAATTTTTATAAGGTATTGTTTAAACCTGGATATCCAGTTCAAGCAAGAGAATTATCAGGTCTACAATCAATACTTCAGAATCAGGTAGAATCTTTCGGTTCTCATATGTTCAAAGAGGGATCAATGGTGATTCCTGGTAATATTGAGTATGATTCAACATATTTTTCTTCAAAAATTAATCCAGATCATTTAGGAATTGATGTTTCAATATATTTGGATGCTATTGTTGCTAATAATGGTGGTAAAGGTACAAGAGTTAGAGGTCAAAATTCTCAGATAGTTGCGACTATTAAAAATTATATTGTACCTCCAACTGAAGGTGTTGATTCAACAACAATTTTTGTCAAATATGTTGAATCTGGAAGTAATGCAACAAGTGAATTATTTCCAAACGGTGAAATATTAGTCTTAGAAGAGAACGTCACTTATGGAAATACTACTTTATTGGCAGGTGAAACTGTTTTAACATTAGAACCAGAAAATGCATCTCATACTGGATCTTCATTTAATGTTGAAAATGGAGTATATTTTATTAGAGGTACATTTATAGATGTAACTAAGTCTACATTAGTCTTAGAACCATATAACAATAAACCATCATATAGGGTTGGATTTGAAGTATTAGAGCAAATTATTAATGCTAATGATGATGATAGTCTATTTGATAATGCAAAGGGATTTACAAACTATGCTGCACCAGGTGCTGATAGATTTAAAATTAGTGTTAAATTAACAAAGAAATCATTAAATGATTATGAAGATACTAATTTTGTTGAATTATTAAGAGTTAGAGACGGTCAAATTAAAAAAATTCAGGATACATCAGTATATTCTGAAATTAAAAAGTATTTTGCAGCAAGGACTTTTGATGAGTCTGGAAATTATTCTGTAAATCCATTTAAGGTAGAAGTACAAAGTTCATTGAATGATGAAATAGGTTCTAATGGATTATATACAGAAACACAAAAAACTGATGAGGGTAATACACCAGCAGAAGATTTAATGTGTGTTAAACTTTCTCCAGGAAAGGCATATGTTAGAGGATTTGATGTTTCTTTATCAGGAACAACAGTTTTAGATGTAGAGAAACCAAGAGATACAAAAACAATTAAGACAGCATCTATTCCATTTAGAATGGGTAGTTTGTTGAAAGTTAATAATGTTGCTGGAACTCCTTGGATTAATATTGGTGGTAATACTGCCAATACTATTGGGTTATATAACCAGAGAAAGGTAAGTAATACAAATAATGGTATAAAGATTGGTGATGCTCGTGTATATTCATTCAGTGTTTCTGATGCACCTTATACAACAGCATCGACTGAATTTGATTTACATCTTTGGGACATTCAAACATATACAACTTTAAGTATTTCAAATCCAGGATCACATTCAAATGGTACTAAAGTTAGAGGATTAACTAGTGGTGCTATTGGATATATTGCAGACACTCCAAATACTAGTGAGATAAGTCTATCTCAAACTACAGGAACATTTGTTGCTGGAGAAGTTTTAATATTTAATGAAAGAAATAGTGATACTTCAGGAAATGCTACTTCATCATCAATTATCAAAATTAATAGTTATACAACTGAAGATATTAAATCAGTATTCCAAGCACAGGGTAATGGATTAGTATCTCCTTTTAGTGCAGATTCTGTTCTTTATGATCGCATTTTACCTAATTTCTCAATAACAGATCAATTAAATGTTGTTGCAGACGGTACTGGAGAGAATACTGCTACAGCACCTGGAAGAAGATTTGCTGGAGTAGTTGGTATAAAAACTGATGCAATAATTTCATATACTAGAGCAGATGGAGCAGCACTACCAGGTGTTGATCCAATTTTCAATAGAGTTTCAAATATCTCAGCAGATGGTGCAACTTTAACTTTAGTACCTGTTCAAACAGTTGCAGGTGTTGGTACTGGATCGGTTTTAGATGCTAGTACAAGCATAACCTCTACATTTAGAATTAAATCGCCAAAGATTACTAATTTATCTGGTGCAAGTCTTTATAGTAGATTACCCAAGAAAAATATTTCTAATGTAGATCTTTCAAATTCTAATTTGGTAATAAATCGCCAAATTACAGGTAAATCAATTTCAGGTAAAACATTAACTATAACATCTCAAGATGGTTTAGATGTTTCTTCTGGAATTGCTAGTGCATTCTTTGAA